GTTCTTCTTTGGACTTGCCTGTAATTGAAGAAGAATTTTTTTATGATGACTGGCGTTCTATAGAAAGAGATGTTAAAAATTGGATTGAGAGGTGTAAAGATCAAGGTTGGTAAAAAAAACTATTTGACTTATTTTGAAAAATAGGTTATTATAGTAATGTAAAGAGGAGAAAAAGATGTTCAACGATAAAGAGTACAAGAAGTGGAACAAAAAATACAAAAAGTTCCAGAAAGCAAATAAGCAATCAATCACCAAGATGGTTCTTGATTTTAATAGAAAAAAATCTGCTGATGTAGCAAAAAGAATTAAAAAGAAGGATACTGGTATAATTGATGAAAGACTTTTACACTCCTATCGTTGGAATGATAAAATCTTTAGAACAAAGAAGATAGTTCCAGAAGGTAAGAATCACGGGTTAATTATGCTTGTGGACTGCTCAGGTTCTATGCAAGAGTTTGGGAAATTTGAAGGTGCTATTAAGCAAGCATTAATTCTTGTTGATTTTTGTAGGAAAGTTGGTATCAAGTACAAGGTTATGGGATTCGGTAATGGTAAATCTTCATCCTATGATTCTCAAATTAGATATAAAAACGATAATTCAAAAAGACATTTAGAAATGAAATATCTTCCTCTTTTGAGAGAATGGTTCAGTCATGAACAAACTCTTAAACAACATGATTTCATGGCCACATATATGCTCTTCAAAACTAAAAAGTTCAGAGCAGGGTTCACTGCTGATGGTCCAAACTCAGGAACTCCTTTGATTGACAGTGTCTTACTTTTGAGACAAATAGCATTAAAATTCAAAGAAGAGGAAAACATTGATATTTTGAACACTATAACTCTAACTGATGGCGCATCAAATGGCGCGACTTTTACAGACTGGGATAAAGGGATGGTGACTAAACTATCTTCCTATGATCCCTTAACTAAATCTGTTTATAGAAGTTCTGACGTTGATGATTTGAAAAATATTTTAAAATTCTATAAAAAAGTTGTTGGAGGAAATATAATCGGTTTCAACATAACAAATCGTAGCTATTATGGATATGAAGTCACAAAAGATACTATAGACATTTTGGAAGATTGGAATGGATATGATCATCACTATACTTTCTCATTCAATAGCATTTATGAAGATGTTGCGAAAAGTATAAAGAAAGACAAAGAGGTACCAAAGAGTGTAGACGATTTAAAAAGTAATTTCAATAAAAAAGGTGTTGCTAAAAACAATGAAAAATTACTTTTATCAAAATTTATTAATATTATTTCATAAAACCTCTTGACTTTTGTTTGAGATTAGTTTATACTTAATATGTAAGAATGAGAAAAGGGGTCGAGATGAAAAATCAAAAATCAGTTCAAATTGAAAATTTTGTTAAAGAATTATATGAAGAGTCTGTCAGTGGAGATGTTCATAAAAAATCCAAACTGTATCAAATTGCTCAAAGAAGCAATCCTGAGATGTCAGCAAATCAATTAAATTCTATGATATACAATTTATGGAATTTAGAAGGAACTTCAAGAAAAGGTAGAGGGATGTTTCAAATCCCTGAGATGTCTGTTTTTGAAGACTACTTAAATTCAGTATCAACTTCAACTACTAAAAAAGTGAAAGGTGAAAAAGTTGAAATGCCTAAGAAAACAAAAGGAACCAAAAAAGTTGTAGATGAGAATCAAGAGATGAACTATGTTCCATTGGTTGATAAGAACTACGTCAAGTGGGGAGACTACAAGACAATTGAGCAAGTTATTAAATCAAGAATGTTCTATCCAATCTTTATAACAGGGTTATCAGGTAATGGTAAAACTATGATGGTTGAGCAGTCTTGCGCAAGAAATAAACGTGATATGTATCGTGTTAATATTACTTGCAGAACTGATGAGGACGATTTGCTGGGGGGATTCCGTTTGGTTGACGGTCAAACTATTTGGTTTGATGGTCCAGTTGTAAAAGCAATGAAAACAGGTGCTGTGCTTCTTCTTGATGAAATTGATTTAGCATCTGATGATATCATGTGTTTACAACCTATCCTTGAAGGAAAAGGTGTCTTCCTTAAAAAGATAAACAAGTTTGTTGAACCATCTGAAGGTTTTCAAGTTTTTGCTACTGCTAATACAAAAGGTCAAGGTGATGAACATGGAAAGTTCGTTGGGACTGGTTTTTTGAATGAAGCATTTCTTGAAAGGTTTCCTGTAACAGTTGAGCAAACTTATCCAAAGAAAGCAATTGAAATAAAAATTCTGACCAAGTACTGGGAAAGTTTAGAAACTGAAACTCCTGATGATATTGAAGACATGGAAACTTTGATTGATCAGTTAGTAACTTGGGCAGGTATAACAAGAACATCTTACAATGAGGCGGTGTTGAGTGATTTAATTACAACAAGAAGATTAGTTTTCATAATGAAAGCATACAGTATTTTTGGAAATATTCAGAAATCTATTGAATTAAATTTGAATAGATTTGACGATTTAACTAAAATGAGTTTTATGGATTTATTTAAGAAAGTTTCTGCGATTGAAGATATGCAGGAAGATGACGTTTTAAAAGAAGAAGTGACAACCGTTGCTTCTTTTGAGGAAATAACTGAGTAATTGAAAAGGAATATATTATGACTGTACATGTTATACCAAAGAAAAGAAAAGCAAGCAACAAGGTTGAACACTATGTGGTTCTTCCTATGAGTAAAGATGATATGAAAACTAAATCCGAAAGAGAAACGCAAAAAGCATTCCTATTGGATAATGTTTGGTATCCTAAAAGTTTATTAACTTATGAAGATAATATGTTGGCAATGCCTCTATGGTGGGTTACAACAACAAGAAAAAATATTACATCAGAAGGTGGAGATGTTTCTGAAGTTCTCTCTCCTCTCACTCTTACACAACTGAGAAACATCGTTACTAACACCTGACGACAAGCACTCCTTATGTGCAACCTTTCACTCTCATATGGGGGTGGTGAATGCCACCCCCATCCTATCTCAAGGAATTCTAATGAATGTATTTTTATTGATTGTAAGTATGAATTGTTTTCTACTGTGTCTTTTATGTTTTGGTTTAGCTTTTATTGACTTAATGAATATTAATGAGGATTATGATGCAAAATAATGAAATCGAAAATGGTTGGGTGAAGAAGTTTTTAGGTAAATACATTCTGGTCAGATCAAATATGGCAGGCGT